GCCCAGACCCACAGCCACGCCAGCCATACCTCGAGCGAGTTCTTCCCAATTGAACTTCGTGAAATCGCCTACTGCGGCCGCGAGAATCCGCAGACCCGTGGCGAGAAGGATGATGCCAGCGCCTTGGAGAACGCCGCCCTTGTCGGCTTCGGCAAACTTGGTGAAGAGCGCCAATGAGACCAAGAGAGCGGCTACGCCAGTCAGACCCTTGGCGAGCGCTTCCCAATCCATACCGCTCAATGCCTGAACCGATTCCACAAGAACACGCACAGCCACTGCGATGATGGTCAGAGCGACACCGGAGCGAATCATGCCCGGTGCGGCGCCATCCATGAGCTTCGTGACACCTACAAGGGCACCGAGAAGCACTACGACAGCACTGAGACCCTTGACCAGCTCACTGAACTTCATGGCGCCTAGCTTGCCCACAGCGATCGCGAGAACGTCAATGGCCGCAGCGAGCAGAATGAGCCCAGCAGCCATGACCCCAATCTTGAAGGCAGAGCCAGTCGACGTGATCTTGTTGAACGCGAAGAATGCGGCGCCGAGCTGAATAAACAACCCAGCGATAGCGGCCGAGCCTCGAGTGAGACCTGCAGCATCGATATGCGACAGGCCGATCAATGCCAGTGTCAGGACACCAACAGCAAGTGCGATACCCAGCAAAGCTGTGGCGTTCAATGCGTTCTGCATGCCCTTGAGAGCACCGGTCAAACCTTCGATCGCTTCCTTCACACCACTGAACAGGCCGCCGCCATCCTTCAGCATGCTGCCCACGTTCTTGATGAACTTCTTGAGCGCCAGAACAAGGACGGCGAACAGACCCGTCCCGATGGCGTTCGTAATCGTGCTGAAGTCCAAACCATCCTTGAACACGCCAGAGATGGCCCTGCCGACACCCTTCATCCACAGAATGAACTGAGCTGTGAACGTCGCGATAGCGGCAGCGACGACCGTAAAGATTCCCTCGATGTTGTGCCAGACTTCCGCGATCTGCTGCCCGATCTTCTGCAGCGGAGTGAGGGCCTGAGCCATACCACCGACGGAATCTTTCAGTCCGTTCGCGCCCTTATCAGCGTTCTTGAACAGCGACGAGAGAATGTCGGACAACGACTTGAACAGCGCGATCGGCACAGCGAGGATCTTCTCAAGCGCCCCAAAGATCTTACCGAACGCGTTACCGTCCTGAATCGCCTGACGGAGCGCAACCAGGAAGTCGCCGACCCTCGCTGTGAATTGCAGGAATCCTCCGGAGCCAGAACTCATCTTGGAGATCAGATCACCGATGAACTTGGCACCTGCTTTGATGAGATCCCAGCCGATTCCCAAGATCGCAAACAATCCGGCGAAAGTCCTCCGGAGGTTATTTGCAGTATCTTCTCCTATTTTGAGCCGAGCCATGAAGTCTCGGAACGCAGTCGATAGCGCCACGAGATCCTTGGCTGTTGCCGCCGGGAAGATCTGTTGGAACGCTTCCCTGATCGGTTTCAAGACGGCCATCAACGCATTGAAGCCGTTGACGATACCGTCGATGACAGCTTGGCGACCTCCGAGGTCTTTCCATCCCTGGAGAAGACCGTTGAAGGCAGTGAACGAATTCTGAATCATCTGCCCAAGAACGTTGTTCACGCCCGTGAACAGGTCTTTGGCCTCGTCAAAGTTGCCGAAGACAATCTGCCAAGCCTGAGCCCAACCAGAACCAACAGCTTCCCGGAGAGTGCCCAACAACTGCGACATGGTCTTGACCTTGGTGGCGGCATCCACCGCGGTCTTGGCCATCTCCTGAATGCCCTTGATCTGTTCCTTGGTGTAACCCATGGACTTCAGCTGATCGTCCGTGAGCTCCCCAGTGAACTTGCTGAGTGTCTCGGTCAAGATCTGACCGGTCAGCCAGCCCTTCTGAAGGCTCAGTCGGAACGAGCCCTCGTCCTTGATGATCTTGTCAACCGCAACACCGTGCACTCGAGCGGTCTGAACCAGCGCATCCTGGAAGACCTTACCGCCCATACCGGCGTTGACGACGCTGTTCCAGTCCTCAAGCGTGACCTTGCCTGCGGCCAATGCCTGAGACAGCTGATACATCGCTGTCGATGCCTGTTGCGCATTCGATCCCGAGATCGCAGCAAGGTTCGCGATACCCTTGATCGCCTGCGTCGCAGTATCCAAGCTCACACCGGCAGCCGTGAAGGTACCGATGTTCTTGGTCATCTCGCTGAAGTTGTAAATCGTCTGATCGGAGTACTTGTTCAGGTTATTCAGCGCGTCGTTGACCTTCGCCAAACCTTCGGCACCGGACAGACCCGTGTTCGCCAAGATTGTCTGGATGGAACCGAGTTGTGTCTCGTACTCCGCGAAACCATCCATGATGGGCTGGATCGTCAACGACTTGGCGAGACTCAGACCCGCGTCAACAGCCCGGTTGACGATATTCGACAGAGCGGTGATCGCAACAACCGCAAGCGCACTGAACTTGGCACCGAGAGCAGAAACCTGCCCCTGCGCGCCAGAAGTATCGAACTTGTTGAACGCGTTGCTGACGTCGCTGAGACCTTGGGAGGCGCCATCCAGCTTCAAAGCCTTATTCAAAGCCTGAAGCGACGACATGGTCGAGCTGACGTTATTGAGGAACGTCGCGTTGTCGAAAGTCATACGAACGATACGCTCGTCAATATTGCTCATGCAGAGGTCACCGCCTTCCACACAGTCTCTCGGATCTCGTCAAATATGGGTCGCATCGCGGGGTTGATGTAGTCTTTCCCTTGAATATACCCGCCAGTTCCCGTACCATGACCGTACTGAATCATGAGCGCCACGGGGAATCCGTTTTCTACGTCCGAGTTGGTCCAACCAATCATGACCGAACCCTTACTGCGAACGATCTTGTAGCCCCACGAGTTGGCGGACAGACCTGTGTCTCGGGGTGTGGCTGACATCAGAGCTCGAACGCCCTTCTGTGCTTCAGCCTCACAGATCTTTCCAATGTCCAACTTCTGTAGAGCACCGAGAAACTTGAGTGTCTTGTCGAAATTGCCAGACGACGTGAAGGAGAACACGAGTCCTCCTAGTCACTCATCCGAGTGATGGTGAAGTCGCAGCTGTTGCTGGACGACCCGTCGGCGATATCCGTCGCACCACCCGACGGAGATTGATACGCCACGCCGACCGACTGCCCAGCAGTGAAACGCCAACGCACCGCCGCGTTGTTGTTCGTGGTGGTGGATTGGTTCGTCAGATATCGCGAACCGCTGAGGCTGTTGTCGGCCGTCATGGTGGCGATGATCAGCGAACCCTGCCCTGTGACAGCCACCAGAAGATTGGCCACCAAGAGGTACTCGCCGTCCTTGTTGATAACGATGCGGCGAGCTGTCGGAAGACCGGTTCCCGGAATGCTGAACCACTCGTTGTCCGGATTGTAGAAATCGACCGACGTGTCGACACTTGCCCACGGAACGCAGGTGTATCCGCCGGAAATATAGGTGTTACCGCCGCCATTGGTCACGCGGATCTTCGGTAGACGCTTCCCGGCGTTCAACGTGAGGCCGATCCACGTGTTCGTGCCGGTCTTGACTAGACGCACGGCGCCGTAGCCAGGATATGCGTTGGTGGCGCCACTGATCGTGACACCAGATCCGGGGGAGATCTTCGCACCGCCGGCGCCGATCGCCACGATCTCGATCACAGCGCCGATCGGGAAAGCGACGCTGCCGCCACCGGAGTTCGGTGGCACCGTGATAACAACCTGAGCTGTGAGTGACGAATGGTTGACGAACACCATCGAACTCTGGTCTGTCAACGCCAACGTGGCGGCCGCGGTAACCGTTCGAGAGCTGAGTCGAAGAGCTGCAGAATCGAGCTGAGCCTTCTGAACAAGATCGTCAGACGCCACAGCAGCCGTAGCTTTCGCTGTACCGGTAGACGTCCTCTTCACGAACTTGTCGGCCGTTGCGGCCGTGTCGCCGTTGTAGACGGTGATGTAGTTGCTACCGTCGACACCGTTCAGCAAGAATGAATCATCGGCCTTGGCATGCCGGCCCAGATATTGCGTCGAGAACAACACCGGGAGATCGACCCAGTGACTGGTGCCGTTGCCGATCTTGATGATGCCCGTATCCTCGGCGAAACCGATCTCACCGTCAGCCAGCAGGTAGTTGGACGTCGTCCACTGAGCAGCAGTGCCCCGCCGTTGCTTCATGCGTGTGCCGTCTGCCATTACAGAGCACCTCCATCAATGGTTGCGACGACCGCAGTGGTTGTGTCGCCTGCGTCGTAGGTCACGAAGACCGGTGTGTAGGGTGATCCAGCGTCGTACACGAGATCATTGTACGAATCGAACAGGAAGAGCAGTTCGCCGGGAGTGGGCATCGACGAATCGGTCGTGTTCGTCCCGTAGAGAATATCCTCCAGGTCACCCAACAACTCCGGAGGGATATCCCGCGAATCAACAATGAAGTGAGCACACGGACGATAGCCCTCGACCGGGATGGCACGTGATGTCACCTTCCAGCTGAACGTCAGCGGCTCGATTTGCTCCACCAATGTTTTGTATCCGCGATCCGACGGCTCCGCTGTCAGATTGTAGAGCAAATGAAGCTTGTATGCTCGATCCAAGCCGGATGTGTCGTTACCAACCTTGGATCGGTACACCATGTTGAAAGGCCGGCGCTTTTGCTGAGTGACTCGAAGGCCGTTCTCGGCTTGGTACGTACCGTCGCAGCGTTCGAATTCTGTCGGATACGTGAACGCCTCGAGAGTTCCTTCGAATTCTTCGGGAGATGAGCGGTTGCTGACCTTGATTCCGTCGAGATACCTCGGCGAAGATTCTCCGCCAGAATGAGCTTGG